AGTTTCGACACGCACAACTGAGCAGAACATAATAGGATTGTCAGAGCACTCACCAAAGCAGATACAAGCTGCTGATGTAGCTGATAATTTGCTTAACAGATTAAACGGTGATATGATTGCCATTGACATTAAATTAATAGGCGATCCTGAGTTTATTAAACAAGACGATATATTTTATTCTATTAATGATCTTAAAGATCAAGCATTCACACCAACTGGGTCTATTATACAAGACCGAGGCGAAGTATATATTCAACTTAATTTTGTAACCCCAGACGACATTGATCACGACTTGGGGCAGTATAAATTTAATACCGATCGACGTAGTGAATTTGGCGGAATATATCGTATCTTAACAGTAGACAATAAATTCGACAGGGGTATGTTTACACAACAAGTTCACTTGGTTCGTGTGTTTAATCAAGATAATTGTCTAAAACGACCTAGCACTCCACGGACCACATCAAGTACAATAAATGCCGACAGTGCAATAGCAAAGAAGACAACCTCAACGATTAACCCAGACGATACACAGACTGAAGCTGACGTACAAGGAGCAACGATTAGTGCGGCTAACGAATTTAGTCCGCTCACTGGAGCTAACCTTGCACCGGTTGTCTTAATTGAAGGGCTGCCATCTATGTTAATTGATAAAGTTGACATCCAGACTTACATCGGAGAACCACAAGCAGCAATCAGCAATGGGGTAAACACAATCAGTACCGCACTAACTTCAGGTCAAATTCCGAATTTAGACGGCGGTAGTCCTAATGCAGATATAGAAAATTTCTTTAACAGTCAAGACAACTAAGGATAATCATGGCTATAGATTCAATTAAAAATAAACGATCAGAAACTCCATCAGGGGCTCACATTGGAATAATTAAGCAAACTCATAATTCTAAGCGAGATGGTAGCATCTTAGTCTGGATTCCTCACATCAGTGGGGGCAACGAGGATGACGATCAGCATTGGATTCCAGTTCGATATGCTTCACCCTTCTACGGCGTTACCAATTTTAGGGATACCTTAAAGGCAGTAAATGACTTTGAGCATACTCGGCACAGTTATGGAATGTGGATGTCGCCACCAGACGTAGGAACTAAAGTCATTGTTATTTTCTTAGAAGAGAATAATATCAATAAAGGATATTGGATTGCTTGTGTCCCTGAAGCAGGCCAGCATTATATGGTACCGTCCGTTGGGGCATCTACTTCCTTTAAGGCAGATCCAGAATCGCAGAGACTGATAGATGAGTACGGGGTTGATCAAGCTCCTGTGACAGAGTATAACGGAAATTTAAAAGAATTATCACAAAACTCAATTCAAGTTACTAACGAAAAGCCAGTACATAAAGTTCAAACACAAATCTTAGCACATCAGGGACTATTAGGTGATAAGAAACGTGGCAACATTGACACCAGCAGTGTCAGAGAAACTCCATCAGGAGTATTTGGAATTAGCACTCCTGGCCGAGACATTAAAGATCAAGTAAGTGATGAGAAGAACGTACAAATCTCTCACACAGAAATTAAAGTTGACCATGAGAAAATGAAGGCCAAAATTGTCGGACGTAAAGGCGGCCACAGCTTTGTTATGGACGACGGTGACGTAAACGGTAATCATCGTATGGTTCGTTTACGTAGTGCGGCCGGTAATCAAATATTAATGAGCGATACCGACGGATTCATTTACATTAGCAATTCGGAAGGCACTAACTGGATTGAAATGACTGCTGATGGTCAGATACTTATCTATGCGCAAGGGTCTGTGTCTATACGTACTGAGAAAGATTTAAACTTTAGAGCAGATAATAATGTAAATATCGAAGCTGGTAATAATGTTAATATTAAAGCATTTAATAAAATGCACCATGAGAGCAGAAATCAAGATACTATCGTATTGCAGCAGCATCATATTCAGGCTGCAGAAATTAAGTCAGTAGCATCAAAGGATATGTCACTAGAATCTAGAGGTACAGGAAACTGGAAGACCGCGGCGGATCTTACATTAAAAGGCAGCTTGATCTTACTGAATACAAATACGCCTAGTAAAATCACAGATAAAGAAAAGTTAAAGACTATTAAGGTCAGCAATACAGTTGTTACAGATGAGACAACCAAGTTAATATGGAAAAAGACAGAAGGAGCGATACTAACTACATTGCCTACTACATTGCCTACGCACGAACCTTATAGTCGTGGAGTAGATCTGCCTGAGTCTGTATCTAAGAAACCAGCAGCTGAAGATCCAGGTGATCCAGCTAAGCCATCAGTTGCAAAATGTTCATTCAGTGGAAAGTTAACGCCAGAAGAAGAGGAAGGTCTGAGACAACAAGTCAAGAACAATCCAGAAGCTTTCACTAAAGTAGTAAATGGAGAGGTTAAATTATTAACTGAGGATGAAGTGATAGCAAACGCAAATGCAGCGGCAGATGCCGCTAAGACCACAGTGTCTACGGCTACCGAAGAGGCAGCTAAAATTGAAGCCAAAGCAAAGACAGCTGGTCGACAACTTACACGGCCTAAGGCACTAAGTTCATCGTCGTCTGCAAAAGCAGCACCTTCTGGATTCTTGTTTAAACAACCGGACCCTGCTAATCTGATTGGTAACCTGAACGAAGATCAAATGAAAGCATATTATACACAGGTTGGGTTCAATGAAAGTACACATAATTACAGTGCGATTAACCCAACGACAAACTTTGTCGGCAAATACCAATTTGGATTCCAGGCATTGCAGGATGCAGGCTTGGTTAAAAAATCAGTTACAAGCAATAGCCAATTGACAGATTCAAGTAACTGGATCAGTCCATCAACAAAGAGTTTGACAGATTTCTTAGACAATGAAGCAGTACAGGAAGAAGTAATGGAAAGTTTTACGTCTGGTAATTTTGATCAGTTGAGAAAGACTAAGGTTATCACAAACGACAGTACTCCAGCAGAAGTAGCTGGTAGTTTACAAGCTGCACATCTATTAGGAGCACAAGGATATTCTAATGTGCTAAATGCAGTTCCGGGATCACGTTTAGCTGATGCAAGCGGAACAACAGCACACGACTATTACAGTAGAGGATATTATTCTGTGGATGTTCTAGCTAAGGAAATAAGGTAAATATTGTTATGGCATTATATAAAGGTTTTAGCACAATTGATAAATCACGTAGGTTTAAGTTAACAGACAACGATCTGATTAAACGTGACTTAGTGAATCACTTCCATACCAGACAAGGTGAGAAGTTAATGAATCCTAGGTTTGGATCTATCATTTGGGCTACTATATTTGAGCCATTTACTCCTAACGTTAGGCAAGCTATCATTGAGGATATAGATAGGATTGTTAATTTTGATCCTCGTGTAATTGCAAACAGTATTGTGGTGTCGGAATTTCAGAAAGGTATCCAAATCGAGTTAGAGATTCAAATCCTCCCTACAAACGAGTTGGATACCATGCGAGTACAGTTCGACAAAACGACTCAGACTACAACGTTGATTTAAAAATAACTGGTTGGATCATCTAATGGGCTGTGATCGTCGTAATCTGCCTTCACATCCTTGTATTTCTCCTCTCTCTTTTTCTTTTCTTCGGCTTCTCTACGTTTTCTATAAAAGACGACCAGGTCTTGGGCTGTGGGTTTTGTCTTTGCCCTCCTTGATCTAATGCCGGTGAGGATATTTGGCATCTTGTCATTATCTTCGGGCTCATTCTCGCCTTTACTTTTTAAGATTTTAATTACCTCTTCTTGTTGGGCTTTTTCTTTAGCTTCTGCCATTCGTTCATCTGTTAGAACACCAATCTCTCTTAGGTATGCTCGTTGTACAATTAACCCACCGAGAAACGCCTCAATCTCGGTGTATGTTCCTTCAAACATGAGTTCATCTTTCTTTCCCATCTTAAGCCATTCTTTATTGTTCAGGTATAATCCATACGTGGGATTATCGCGCGTAGCTCCTGAACTCTGTGGTTTACCTAAGTAACAGTCGACATCATGGGCCTTGATATCTAGCTTCATCATTTGTTCGTACTGATTCCAATTAATCGTCATTGTCTTCTCCTGTGAGCTCCCACTGCCCGAGCATCTCATTACGTGTCAACACAAACGCATTACGCTTATTCATCATTTCTTGCACGAGTGAGTGCCAATCATGGTTGCTTGAGAATGGTTGATCTGCTTCTTTAATATGATCAAATACAGTTTTATCTCTGTCGAACTTTTCGGCAGCTACATCGAGTCTTGCTTGTAACTTCGCAAGGTCTAATTCATCTTCATTCACGGGTTATGTCCTCATAGTCCTGATATAACTTAGCTACAGTAATCGAAGTAGCAGCGTTCATGCTTCTTGCAAATTCTTCCATCATTTCTTTTATGTGTTCGTCGGCCAATCGTGCCTTATGCTGAGCTAAGATTTCTTCGAATGCATTATTAGGTTTGGTATCTGTCCAATCGACATGACCTGATCGACTCTTTAAGACTTTGAACTTTGTTATGTCGCCTTGCTGAATATGCTGAATACTAATCATTTTATCTGCATCAGAGTTCATTGACAGTACCATTGTAGCTTAGTTTAGATTTGCCAGAGCCGACTGAACCGCGAACAACTAATTCGCCCACCTTCCATCCGCCTTCTATGTTGAATACAATCTGATTACCTGTTGGTTGATCTGCTTGTTTAATCTTTTCGAAGATATCCAATTCGTCCTGCCATTTCTCTGACTTGTTCATCTGTCAATCCTATGATTTCTTTTAGTTGCAACATTTCGTCTACTAGATCTCGCGTTCTCTTGGACATATGAGCTTCTTTGATCTGCTGAAATATGTCCTTTTCATTTGAGGCCACGGTCTAGCCTCTGTATTTCTTTTATTATTTCTTTGTCGATCTCTTCTGCTAGTATCTTTGCTAGTTCTGCTTCAAGTTTAAGGCTGTGAAGCGCCTGGATATCATATTCGTCTTCTTCTGCGGCCTGTATAATAGCTTCAAACGCATCTTTTGGTACTGGCCTTTGTTTTGCCCAGGTTGTGTCGATAGTCCACCTTGCGTCGAGCTTGCGTAATTTTGGATCAAGGGTTACCTTTTCTATTTTAATGTTTTTCATCTTTTTCATCTTTTTCATCTTTTTCATCTGGGCCTTGCATCGGTTGTACACCTACAAGCTCATCGGCTATCAACCTAGGGACTATTTTACGTACCATCGAAATTATTACGCCTTCGAACTCGGTGAGCGATTGTTGTTTATCAGCATCTCGTATCTGATCAAACAGGTCCTTATCTTCTTTATTTGTTGTCATTTCTTTATTATTTGTATTTGATTGTAAGGGCTAACAGTTAGTTTCGCAGATTGGTACAGATCCCATAATTCCTCGTCTGATAATTTTCTACAAATTTTATAAGATTGGTCAGTCATGTTTGATAGCACCCACTGGGACCACTCTGAGCGAGATGAATCTTGTATAATTTGGATAGAGTTTCTATTAGACATACTGTATTATAATAGTTATGCAAAAAGAAGTCAACTATTATGGTTATATATGCGTGTATTTTGTATCCATATAAATAGTTAAAACAACAGGAATATTCAATGCCATCAACAACACGTCAGACATCATTATTAGCGGCTGAGGATTGGAAGAAGATTTACCAAACCTTTAAGGACGCTGACTTCCAAAGTTATGATTTCGAAACTATTCGAAAGTCAATGATTGACTACTTGCGCCTTTACTTCCCGGAAGATTTCAATGATTACATTGAATCAAGCGAATTTATCGCGTTAATTGATTTGATTGCGTTTATGGGACAGAGCCTAGCATACCGCGGCGATTTGAATGCTAGAGAGAATTTCATTGATACAGCAGAGAGACGTGATAGTATTTTGCGTCTTGCTCGTTTAGTAAGCTATAGCAGTAAACGAAATACTCCAGCAAGCGGCATCCTTAAAATCAGCAATATTTCTAGTACTGAACAGTTATTCGACAGTAACGGTATTGATTTGACTAATACTCAAATCACCTTCAATGATAGCACTAACCCAAATTGGTTAGAGCAATTTACTATTATTTTGAATGCATCGTTACAGTCAAGTCAAAAAATTGGTAAACCGGCCAACCGAAACGTTATCAATGGTATCACGACAGATGAGTACAGTTTGAACCTGTTAGCCGGAGTATCACCAACATTCGGATACACATCACAGGTTGAAGGTACCACGCTGCCATTTGAAATTACAACGGTAACATCTGCTGGTAAAGAGTTTTTATTCGAATTAACTCCACGCGCCGGGCAGAATTTTAATATTCTAAATAGAAACGACAACTTAGGTAATGCAAGCAATAACACCGGCTTCTTTATGTTCTTTAAACAAGGAACATTAAAATCTGTTGATTTTGAAGTTAGTGATGCAATTCCAAATCGTATAGTTAGTTTGAATTTTGCTAATATAAACAATACTGACATTTGGCTTTACAGTCTAGATGACAACAACGATCCAGAAATTGAGTGGACTGAAGTTCCAGCAATTACAGGTAACAACATTGCGTTCAATAATGTTTCTAGTACTGATCGACAATTATTCCAGGTCATTACAAAAGCAAATGACACAGTAGATATCGCATTTGGTGATGGTGTATTTGCCGAAATACCACGTGGTAAATTCCGTGTATATTTCCGACAGAGCAATGGGTTACAATATAAGATCACACCAGACGAAATGGCCGACGTTACTATTCCTATTACCTATGTTTCACGACGTAATAGAGTAGAGACATTAACGATTACAGCCAGTTTGAAATTCACAGTAGCCAATGCTAGCGCACGTGAAACAAGTGAAGAGATTAAACAAAAAGCACCACAGCAATTCTATACACAAAATAGAATGGTTAACGGTGAAGATTATAACATCTTCCCGTTCACTAAGTTTAGTAATATAATCAAGTCTAAAGCTGTAAATAGAACAAGCAGCGGTATCTCACGATTCTTAGATGTAGTAGACACTACTGGTAAATTTAGTAGTACAAATATATTTGCTGAAGACGGCTTGTTCTACCGAGATGAATTTATTAAATCGTTCACATTTGACTTTATAAACAGTAACGACATTTTAACAGTGATTAATAATCAAGTTGAAAGTATTATTAGTTCAGAGGAAATGCTGCATTTCTTCTTTGCTAACTATGCTAGATTTACGCAAGCTGACGTCCAATGGCACCAGACTACTATCAATACAAATAAAAGCACAGGCTTTTTCCAGAATGCTGCAACTAGCCCGCAGCCAGTGGGGCCGACGGCTATTACAAATCTAAAGCATATTATACCAGGCAGCATAGTTAAATTTACTGCTCCGGCAAATAATTTCTTTGATATTAATAATAAGATCAAACCAGGTTTGCCGAAATTATCCGGCGAGCGCACTGAGATTTATACGTTAGTTATTAGCGTAGTCAATGACGGTACTGCACAAGGATTAGGTGATTTAGAGTCAGGGTTAGGTCCTGTTACATTGTCTGACATTATTCCGCAAGATGCTATTATGTCACAGATTATTACTTCGTTTAGTAATAACTTGCCGGCAGAAATTGAACAAGAGATTATTGATAATGTATTAGTGTTTGACGAATTTGGACTACGTTTTGATATTAATGCCCAGGAGTGGTCGTTAATTAAATCAGAGGATTTAGACAAGACCAGTCCATTCTCTACACAATTTGAAGGTGACATTAGCGGAAGCGGATTAGATTCTAGTTGGTTATTGACATTTGAGAACGATGGCGAAACGTACACTGTAAAACATAGAGGATTAGATTATATCTTTGAATCAGTATTAGAGACACGTTTTTACTTTGATCCTGACTTAACAATCTTTGACAGTAGAACTGGCTTAGTGATACATGATCGGATTAATATGCTTAAAGTAAATGCCAAGCCGGATAGCAGTGATGCATTAGGTTCTGACATTGTAGCATTCATACATGATAACATTGTTGAGAGTGATGGATTCGAAAATAACAGAAAAGTTAAAGTCACATTCGCAGATGAAGACAGCGACGGTAGTCCAGATGATCCGGACTTCTTTGAACGTATGATTGCGCCTACCGTAGACAGTCAGAATAAGTTTGTATTCTTTAAACGTACAACAGACTTTGGTAATTTTAATGTATTTGCTCCAATTGACAACAGGACAGTCGAGGCTGACTTCTTTACTCAGGTGTTGATTAATGCACAGATTATTGAATATTTAGATGGGCAAATATTTTATGCTAAGGACGAAGACAAGTTTTTTGTATTGACAGTGACAGCTACTAGTAGAAGCATCGCAGAATCCACTGAGTTTATTGCTCGAGTAGGACGACAGGATATCTTCTTCCAGTACAGACATAATAGTCCAAATGATCGACGTATCGATCCTAGTCCTAATAATATTATTGATTTGTTTTTATTAACACGACAATATGACACTGATTTTAAGGAATTTATTGGTGATGTAACAGGTACACTAACAGAGCCAGTTGCACCTACCGGCGACGAATTAAGATCTGAGTTTAATAGTTTAGAAGAATTTAGTGTAATAAGTGATACATTAATTTACAATTCAGCGGTATTTAAACCGTTGTTTGGATCACAGGCTGATCCATCGTTACAAGCAGTGTTTAAAGTAGTAAAAAATGAGAATGTAAATATAAGTGATAGTGAAGTAAAAACTAAATTAATTACATCGTTAAATACTTTCTTTGACACAGTAAATTGGGATTTTGGAGAAACATTTTTCTTTAGTGAATTAAGTGCATTTTTACATCAAGAATTAGTACCAGACGTATCGAGCATTGTTATTGTACCATTAAGTAACGATCAGTCATTTGGTAGTTTATATCAAGTAAATGCAGAACCACATGAGATTATAGTAAATGCAGCAACAGTCGATGATGTACAGATTATATCATCTATTACCGCAGCACAAATTAAAGCAATACCTGGGAGCGTATTATAAATGGCAGTTAGAACATTAAACTTTTTACCTGATATCTTTAGAACAGATACGAACGAAAAGTTCCTTGGCGCAACAATAGAGCAATTAACTTCTGAACCTGACCTCAAACGGGTCGACGGATTCATTGGACGTAAGTTTACTCCGTTATTTAAAAATGACGATAACTACATTCAAGAAAACACAGCGAACAGAAGTCATTATCAAATTGAACCTTCTGTTGTAATTAAAGATGAGAATAATAGGGTACAGTTCCTAAGTCATTACACTGACCTATTAGATAAGATACGCTTTTATGGCGGCGATACAACAAATCAGTCTCGCTTGTTCTCAAACGAATCATATAGTTACGACGGTAATTTTGACTTTGATAAATTTATCAACTTTAGTCAATATTACTGGTTAGCGAACGGTCTAAATCCAGTTGATGTTTTTAGCACTGCGGTACAAACTGAAGATGACATAACTGTAACTCGAGTAAGCTCACAGTCTACATTAAATGAAGGCGTAGGGTATTACCAATTTGATTCAGTAGGCGAAGAAAGAAATCCGACCCTCATATTAGCTCGAGGCGGAACATACACATTTAATTTAAATCAGACTGCTGGCTTCTGGATCCAAACTGAATCAGGGGTGTCAGGAACGAAAGCATCTAATCCGAATTTTAGTACACGTGAAGTATTAGGTGTAATTAATAACGGCGCGTCACAAGGTACAGTAACATTTAATGTGCCTGAGTCGACTGCACAAGATTTCTTTGTCAATATGCCTAAGGTACAGGATATTGATTTAGCTATCACTGAAGTATCCTTCTCGCAAATACACAATCAAACGTATGATGTGTTCATTGAGAATCATGGCGGAATCGATAACCAACGTGACTTAGACAATAAATTTGTAATTTTTGCAGACAACACCCCAGGTGAGGATGCATGGAAAGCGTCTGGCGTTTATGATGAATTAGGTGTAGGATATGATACAGTAGCATACGACGAGAATATTTTCATACCAGAATCTCAGCGACATGGTGTATTTAGATTAGACGTAGTCAATGAAGTTATACAATTAACATTTATTGTAGACGTTCCAGTTAACAATAAGGTAACCGTTGGTGAAGGCGG